GTTGCTGGGCTTGCTGATAACTCAGTTACTCTTGAATTTAATCAAGATTTTGCAACATCTGCACCTGAAGTAACAATCAACGCGGTTGGTTCTTCACTTGTTGGAACAAATGTAAGTTGTGTTATTAAGCCAACATCTGCAGCAGTTGGTGTAGCAAATCCAAGTTACACATTTTCTGCAGTAGTTGCTGAATGGCAACCACTATCAGGTGCAGTTGGCGAGTTAGCAACAATTTCTGCAACCTGGCCAATCTCAGGTGCAATCACAAAGGCGGTTGCATAATATGGCTCGTTTAGTTTTAACAAATGCCTATGTTCTTTACGCAAGCAACGATATTAGCCAATATGTAACCTCGGTTTCATTAAGTTCAAGCGTAGATGTTATTGAAACTACAGGGCTTGGAAATGTAGCTCGCACCCGCGTTGGTGGATTGTTTGACAATCAACTAACTGTTGAGTTCAATCAAGATTTTGCAGACAATGCCCTTGAAGAACTTATTAACGGCACATCGCTTGCAACATCAACTGTTGGAACTGCGGTAGCAATGGAAATTCGCCCAGTAAATACAACGGTAAGTGCAAGCAATCCAAAATACACATTCAACGCTTTGATCGCAGAATGGCAACCACTTTCAGGTGCCGTTGGCGAGTTGGTAACAGCAAGTGTAACTTGGCCAATCTCAGGTCCAATTACTAAAGCAATTTCATAATCTACTAAGGGGGAAAAGATGGATGGATTAGCAGTAAAGGTAAAAACAACTGATGGTGTTGAGGTTAGTTACAGGTTAACGCCTCGCATTATTGTTGCATTTGAGCAAAACTTTGGTGCAGGACTGCCTAAGTTATTGGGGGAGCAACAAAAAATTGAGC